TGGCGTGCCTCTGTAAGAAAACCTTCCAAATTACGCCTTAGCTCCGTAAGAGTTACTTTTTTCATATCTGCATCCTATAAAATGCGTAAAACGTTTTAACATTATAATGTTCGCATATAGCAGGGCTGTTACAGGATTACCTTTTTAAAAAATTTATTTAATAGATTTTCGTAGTATCGGGAGCTATAGGGTGGATTTGTTTTCCGTTAGTTTATCGCTTCCTTGGTAGTGAGATTTTCTTCTAGCATCTCCATATGGGATGGAAGCCGGTTCATTTAAACTTTGAAATATAAACTGTCCTACTCTGCGAGCGAACCTAAGCTCATATGGCTCATATCCCATATTTATTAGACAAAATGTTATTTTTCCGCTATAGCCTGGGTCGATAAAAAGTCCCATCGGAGAAACTATCATCTGTCTGGCAAGCGAACTTTTTAATCTCACTGTAATTGCAACGTCGTTGGGCGTTTTAATTGTTTCTCTCGTGACTACAATGGCTCTCTCGTTGGGGTGAAGCATAAGTGAGCCACCATTCGACAAATTCCATTCATGTCGGCTGTTGTCCCTGTCCGACCTGTATATAATAACCTCATCTCCCAGTGATATGTCATAGCTGGCTGGATTAACTGCTTCTGGGTCAAATGGAGCAATTCCTCCTGAATCACCAAATGTCTTTATCCATGTGTCATTTTTTATCATACTATTTCATTAGATAAACTAATGCTCCCTGATTTAACAATTCCTCTACAGTCACATAATCATTAAAAAATGCGTCATCAAATAATTTCCACAAAGTGGACTTTAGTGGATCACCTTTACTTTGAGATTCGTAAATGTATAGAACTCCCCCATCCTGAACTAATAATTTATCGGTTGATGCGTGATATGTTCTATCAACATTTGATAACGTCACTTCCTTTAGATTAGTAGATTTGGAAAGATCGGTGGTATGTGAATATGTTGATACAACATCTATTACCTTTTGTGCGATTTTTTCCAGCCCATTACCTCTATTCTGATAATACGAATGAATAATTTGAGCTACGTCTTGTAATAACCTATCAGCCATAACTAAAAATCAAAATCATCAAATGTCTTTGGTTGCGATTCCCCACGCATTCGCTTTCCAAATTTGGATCTATCAAACGATGTAGAATTTTCAGTACTGTCTATCTGTTCCCCTGTAGTGTCATTTGCGTTACTCTGAACCACGTCATAAAGTCTCATCTTGGGCTTATCTATTCCAACTATAAATTTGTTATAGAAGTTAATGTCTCCATATCTACTTTTTAATTGTTTGACTTTGACGTGTTGCGCTTTTTGTAGATTTTCATCTGCACTCAAGCCGAGAAAAATATCGGCAGTAAATGGAAGGCCCATTGATTCGGATGTATTTTCAAGGTTAATATCATCGCCTCTGTATCCTTCTCGATTGACCTGAGTTCCAGTCCATACGCACGCATTATACTCTACGGCTAGACCACGGCATTCCTCAGCCACCGATTTAACAACCTCATAGCTTTTCCCCTGCTTAATTCTCGATGAGTTCATTAAGTTCAGGTAATCTATACAAATAATGTCCGGCCGGAAGTTGTCCTTAAGATTTAAATCCTCAATAACCTTTCGAAAATGATTCACGGAAACCGATGCCGGGGGGAATTCATGTATTTTTAAAATTCCCTTGACTCTATCCTTTAGCCATTTCATTTTTGCAAAATACATTCCCTCTTCTATATTAACAAAATTTTGAATTGGAATGTCTAAAAGATTTGCATCAATTCGCTGTCGAATTTTATGTTCGGAAAGCTCAAGGGTGATATATAAAACATTGTAGCCTTGCTCTAAATACTTAGCTGCAAAGTGGCACATGAAAAGGCTTTTTCCAATTCCCGTGCCCGCCAACATCACATTTAAGGTTTTACGCTCCACTCCGCCAGATGTGATCTTATTAAACATCTCCAAATCAAATGGAATTTTGTCAACTTTTTCTTTATACCAGCTAAACTGTTTATTGCTATCTCGAAAAAAGTCATGGGATGTTGATGGGTCAAATGAAATCGCTAAGGAATCTTGAAGTAATCGAGGAATGTCATATATGGACGTTTTACTGTCGCCCTCAAGAACATCTAATGCCTTTGAAATTGACAGCTCAAAATCAGATTTTCTACAAAATTCTTCAGTTTGAGCTACTAGCCAGTCTATGTCTAATTCAAGTTCATTTAGCGATTGGACGTACTCATTTAACTCATCAATATTTTCCTGCGAAGGGAGATTTTTTGATATTGTAATAATCAAGGCGGCCTCAGTTGGCAGCTTTTTATATTGCAAGTAGAATTTAACAGCCTCTGTGACGAGTTCTCGCTCGAGAGCATATTTAAAATACTCGGGCTTAATGTATGGGATTACCTTTACTGCAAATTCCTCCACAGTTAATAATCCCTTTATTATAGCTTTTTGTATTGTTGGGTATGACATGCGAGCAAGTAGTATTACATCGAATATATCAATTGATTACTTATTGTCCGAGAGTAATTCGTCAAGCGATTCGGTTGCGTCGTCCGAGAAACAAAACCTTTGTTTAGCAAATTTTTCAATTTCCTCAAGAACTTCTTGAGTATAATACTTATCCGGATTTCTGATTAATTCCTTTTCAAATATTTTTGTCCCATCCGGCATTAAAAGGCGGGTTCCGTCTTTTTTAAACACGTTACCCGCCAAGGCAAGATCCTGAAGTCCAAAGTACTTATCTAAACCTTTAGTATATGACAAGTAGGCTCGCAATTCACTGTACTGCTTAACGTTCCATCCTTTAGCAATTTTGATGCGCAGGACATTTCCCTGGACGATCTTGTCAGAGTCTGTGTCTTTGCTTTTAGCTAATAGAAGAATAATGTCCGCTGCATACTTAAATCCACCGCCCCCGGCAACCTCGGTTGTTGGGAACATTCCCGTTGATTGATATGTGTGATTGGTACAAAACATCGGAACTTTGGCTTTAGAAAGTGGCTGTCTAAGTACCCTAAATGCTGAGCGCCAAGCTTTCGCTCGCATTCCCATATCACCTGCATCTTTATCGGCGGAGGCGTCAGTGGTTTCTTTAACTGAGGGGAGCTGCGTAAGGGAATCTGCTACCATAAGAAGGGGAAATCTATCCTTTTCGACTTTTTCTCGATAATTAACCAAAATCTGGTGGTTAACATTTCTAAATTGTTCAATTGACTCAGGATAAAGCATCAATACTCGTGATACGTCTACTCCTCGCTTTTCAAGCATCTCCTTATCTATGCGACCTTCCGTATCATTGTATATTACTCTCGCTTGGGGGTCCGATGCTAAAAAGTTGCGAACTATTTGAATAATTAAATAACTTTTACCTACGGCCTCTTGAGCCGCAAATCCCACAACCTTATTTGTGGGAGCACCTCCGAAAATAGAGCCCGATAAAGCTAAATTAAGCGTGTAGCATCCGGTATCGATAAAAGTGGTATTGTCGGCTATTGTTCCGTCTTTAGCTACTTTTACAATTTCATGCCCAACTATTTTAGCAATATCTTTAAAAAAATCACTCATATAATTTTCCTATCTCTTTCTACTTTTCCACTTCTCTTCGAGTTTGTTGAATACCCACATATCAAATTGTGTCATGTCTTCTATCGACTCTATAGTTATGCAGTTATCATGGAGCATAACTATAGGGTTCCCATCAATCATAATTTTAAATGGTCCGTTTCTTTTAAAGTCAAACGAGCCGGCCGCATTTTGCATACAGTATAAAAGCATTTCAGCGAAATCATTTGTTGTTTTATTAGGGAATTTATCCTGTTCACACACTAGTCCAGTTGCCTTAAGAGTTGCTATTTTCCCGTCAGAGCCATAGCAAAAATCGATGCTTTTTGGTGAGGTAGAGGATGTTTTTATTTTTAAATTTGCGTCAAACATATTTAATCATCAAATATACCCATAATGCTTGGATTTGCCCCTATTTCTCCCCACCCAACTGCTCTAAGTAGGATATTCAACGGCCCGACGAATATCTTGTTAAACTGGGCCTCATAGTCAACCCATTGCCTTAACTGTAGCTCTTTTGGTACTTTGTCCAACATTCCCATGACGTGACATCGAAATGGATTTTGTGATTTGAGGTAGAAAAATCTCATTCTTTCCCCCGACTTTATTAGGTCGTATTTTTTAGTTAGTTTACGTTCAGTTAAGAATCTATTGTATGTGAAGGCTGCGGCGACCTGGATAGGGGAACCTTTACCAAGCCCTTTTCTGGAACCCACCTCAACGGTATCTTCAAATGTAATTTCGCTCTTACAGCTTAGCGTTGCAACGTATTTGTCAATATCGGAAACGTTAATTGGATAACTGATTACTTCGAGAGGCAGCTTTTCGAATTCCCGACGATATTCAGTTACCAATTTATGCAGTGATGTTTGATTTCCTTTAAGAATTACATCAGCTGCGGTATTTAACCACTCCTTGCAGAATTTGGAAGTGGTACTTTTAATCATCTCTAGCCCAGTTGCCTTACGCTTTGGAGTAGGATATCTAGTACCTTCTTTGTCCCATATTTCCATTAAATATCTTTTCTTGGACACAAAGATTGTATCCTCGGCTATGACGTCACGAACCATTTCAAGCTGCTCCGTGAAGACGTTGTATCTTTTACGGTGTACTTTTAAAGCATCTTTAATGTATTTGTATATTTCTTTAGAAAATTGACTATTAATCTCCTCCACTATCTCCTGTGAAGATATTGTTTGGGGAAGAGCATCGACAAATGGCTTTGCGGATATGTAGAGGGAGTCCGTGTCTCCGTAAATAATAGGGTCGTATGCAATTTTATATTTCTTTTGCAGTTGGTTTGAAATGTTTTCTTTTACGGCTAATAAAACAGCTCGCCCTGATAATGTAACGCTTCGAGCCAACTCGGGATTGTAAAATCTAAAATACTTACTACCTAATGATCCATATGCAGCATTAAGCTGTATTTTTTTAGCGCCTTGAAAGTTATTAAATTTTGTTATCTCATTCTCATAAAACAATTTTTCCTCGGGAGTCTTTGATTTCACCGATCTTTTTTGTGCATCTTTCATTTTATTTTTGAAGCTCATCCGGTCTTCAAATAGGCGTTTCATTATATCGCCCAGAAATCCAGATTTATCTTTTCGAAATAACCACCCGGCCCCCGAGCACGTATAATTTTCTTCATATAAAACGCTAAGAATTTGATTTCTTGATAGCATTCCCTCCTCGTCATATGATACACCATCATCCCCTAATATTTGATGTAAATGGCTGGCAAATGTATCAGGTGATATGTTGTGCTCAATAATTAGAGATGGGTATAGTGATGCGAAGTCGAAGCTAATTACCCATTTATGTTTACCTACTTTTGCGGGTAATACGAAAGCCCCCTCATATTGTTCATTTTTATCTTTTGGTTTAATTGGGGGTACTGCTATATTTCTCTTT